CTAAAACATTCACTGTCATTGAAGATAGCAGCAACAATGCTGCGATACTTGATGGAATAAAGAGTGCATTGAAAAATGACCTAAAAGCTCAACTCATGGAGACAGCAGAAAAAGAAGTTGATGCTGTTGTAGATAGAATTTCCAAAAGATTTGAGCTGAAATTGTTTGAAGATAGTGATTTTCTTAAAGGCTCAAGAGAGGTTAATCTTACTTGGCTATTGAAAAAGGAGACAGAAAATGAGTGAATATCTGAATGATAGTGCCCCCACAGTCCCTGAGTTGTTACGTTCTGGTGCTGATACCTATGAAGAACGGGCCAGGATGTATGGGAATGACTATAAAGAGTGGGGCAAGCTGATGATGGCCTTGTTTCCCTGTGGCATTCACCTCAACAATGAGGGGGATTTCAACAGGTTCAACATCCTCACCAGAGTCCTAGGCAAGATGACCCGTTACTCAGCAATGCTGGATAAGGGTGGCCATGTGGACAGTGCACATGACGCATGTGTTTACAGTGCAATGCTTCAAGAATTGACGGAAGAAAAACCATTTTAAAGGAGCTGCAATGAGAAAATATAGGCTGATTGAAACAGAAGAAGATTGGTGCAAGCTTGAATACAGGACAAAATTCTGGCCATTTTGGAAATATGAAATAAGTGGGCCAAAACCCAGAATGCTTTTCTTGTTCAAAGCCTTGACTGGAACTCCTTTAATGGAAAGTGGGTGGGTTAAATGATAATAATCTTTGATACAGAAACTACAGGACTATTGCTCCCAGAGGGGGCACCCCTAGAAAACCAGCCCAAGATCATTGAGTTTGCTGCCATCAAGATTGACGAACAATGCAATGAGGTAGATAGGATTGAGATGCTCATCAACCCAATTATGCCCCTCCCAGCAATAATCACCAAGATCACAGGCATAAAGGATGAGGATTTGGCCAGCAAGCCCACCTTTGACTTCTATGTAGGGGAGCTTATAGCCTTTTTCACAGGGGTGCACACAGTAATAGCACACAATGTATCCTTTGATATGGGAATGTTGATCAATGACCTGAAGAGGGCAACAGCCTTAGACCAGTTCCCAATGCCCTCTAGGATAATTTGTACTGTAGAGGCTACGCACCATCTGTTTAACAAACGTCTGAACCTGACCAAGGCATATCGGCACTATACTGGAAAAGACCCAGTAGAAGCACACAGGGCGATGCAAGATGTTGAAACTCTTAAAGAATTGGTGGGCCACCTTGTGGATAAAGGAGTAATTCAATTATGTTTATCAACCTCAAACTCAGATCAGAAGGTTCATTCAAACGATGTTTTGGGCCAATCCCTGCCTTAATTAAGGCAGTAGGCACTGCCCCTGCCCTTGGTCTTGCTGATAACAACTCTACATGGATGCATGTGAACTTCTGGAAAGCTTGCAAGAAGGCAGGAAAGAAAGCAATATTGGGAGTACAACTCACAGTTGTAGAGGACTTGGAGAAAGACAGAGACCAAAAACGATGGAACTTGACTCTATTGGCTCGCAATGTTATAGGCTTGGAGGAAATTTATGGGTGCAATAGTAGGAGTTATCAACAATCATATTATGTACCAAGAACAACAATCAGCGAAATTAATGCACTATCAGACAATGTTATTGTATTGCTGGGCTCAAGTCCTGATAAAAGGATACAGCCACCAATTAAGTATTATGAGTATAATCCTGCTCATGGATACTATAATAAAGAATTGTCAGCAATGTGGAGAGGAGCCACCAACATAGTAGCAGCGTCAGATGTATTTTATCCTACTACTGATGATGTGATTGCCTATGAGATGCTTGACGACAACCCAGAGCGCAAGACAACCCCACAGCACATCTTGAGTGAAGAGGAGATTCTAGCTCTAGGCTATCCCAAGCTTGCTGTGGAGAATACACAGGTCATAGCTGAGATGCGTGAAGTATATGACCTGCCCCCGGCTGAAATGGTGAAATCTAAGCAAACTAAAACACTGGAGGAAATGTGCCGTGAGAATATCCCAAAACGATTCAAAGACTGGCCAGAGGAGTATGAAGCAAGGCTCAGAAGAGAAATTGACCTCATTGCCCTCAAGCAATATGAGGACTACTTCTACCTTGTTGCAGACCTTTGTGACTACGCTAAAAGGCATATGCTTGTTGGCCCTGCCAGGGGTTCTGCTGCTGGGAGTCTGGTTTGCTTTCTCCTCTATATTACTGAAATTGATCCCATCCCCCATGGCCTCCTTTTTGAGCGGTTCATTGACATTACTCGCAATGATTTGCCTGATATTGATCTTGACTTCCCTGATGACAAAAGGGAGATGGTATTTGCATATCTATCGGAGAAGTATGGAGAAGAGTGTGTCTGCAAAATCGGCACAGTCTCCAGATTCAAGCCAAAATCAGCCATAGGTGATGTTGCGAAGAAATATGGCATCCCAGCTTGGGAGACTAAGGATGTTAAGGATGCTATCATTGAGCGCAGTTCTGGTGATGCGCGTGCTGCGTTCTGCATCACAGACACCTTTGAGTCATTGGATGTAGGCAAGGCATTCATAAGCAAATACCCTGCAATGATGAACCTTGGGAAGATAGAGAACCACGCCAGACATAGCGGATGTCATGCGGCAGGTATCATTGTGTGCTCTCATGATATCAAGAGGTGCTGCACAGTAGGCAAGGAGGGTGTGAGCCAGATAGACAAAAAGGATGCTGAGGAGCTGAACCTGCTGAAGATTGATGTGCTTGGTTTGCGTACCCTCTCAGTACTCAACAGCTGTATGGAGTATCTGGGAAAAGACCCAAAGGAGTTGTATGATTTGCCTCTGGTTTCTGGAACTAAATGAAATTCCAAGTCTGAAAATTTATCCTCTGGTAGGACTCCTCTATAACATTCTTTGCCATATTCATTGATATACTTTTCCATATCCCCCCTCCTCTTAAAAAGGTTTCTCATCAGTAATGGATTCAAGCATTGCAGCATAAACACAAATGTCATGTGCTGAGTCTACATGGCCACCTCTCCCAATACTCAGCATCTCAGCATAGCGGGTGATCTTCCCTTGAATCTGGATCAGGAGATTGAGGCAATTGGCCTCCTCTGGGATGGTAATGTGAATGCCACAAGGGAACAATTCCATGAGGATGTTGCCAAATCTTTTATAGTTGTCTCCATACATCTTATGGCGTTGTTCAAAGGTCTTTGCCCCCTCTTCAAGAATCTGTGGGACTGATCTATCATTTAGAAATTCACTCATTTTTCTGTCTCCTTTTTCAATAGCCAAGTAAGATTGATCTCTTTTGAGTCTTTAAGAAAATCATTATTTTCAAATAATCTCAGCTCAAATCTTTTGGAAATTCTATCTACAACATCATCAACTTCTTTTTCTGCTGTCTCCATTAGTGAAGCCTTTAGGTCATTTTTCAATGCCCTCTTCAACCCATCAATTATCGCGGCATTGATACTACTATCTTCAAGGACAGCAAATGTTTTAGACATATCATACCGCCTTATGGAGGGTCTTACAGAACCCCTTGCCATTAGCAAATCGTTTGCACATGCAATCCAAAGGCTCAACAAGCAGGGGTTCAACCCTCTCCAGCTCCTGACGCATCTGCTCCGCCACATATACCCACTCCTCTTGGGCTGCAACGCACAGCCTCTGCTTCAGCATGCCTATGAGTGAGCGATAGGTACAAGCGAATGTTATTGGACTCTGGACATTGAGTGGGAGGAGGCCACGGGCATCTTCCTGTGACTCACCACGCTTGAGGGCATCCCTGTACATCGCTTGGATCGCCAGCATGGACTTGTGATAATCAACTTTGTCCTTTACAGAACGGGGCATGTGGTATGCTCTGTTATCAGCAAACTTCCCACACTCAACAACACGCATGGACTGGATGCTGTAACTGAAACCGATTCTGTGCCTTGTGAGTTGCTGCTGAAAGGCACGTGAGCAGTTCTCCAACACCCACACCAAGTTCACATACTCAAAAGGGGTTTGGTGTGGCTGGAGCAGGAGCCACTTGAACTTCTCTTCAAGCTCCTCTCTAGTCCAGTGGTGGTGAGTTGTAGGTATCTTCTCAGCATGCCAAGCATCAATGCCCAAGGCTATACAAGCAAGGGGATTCTCAGTAACTGAGAACAATGTAACTTTGGGGGTCAGGGTGTTCATAGTGCGCTCCTTTGGCTGTGTCTTTTGATTTGGGACTCAGATATTTTTCTCTTTGTTTCTTCTGAATGGTTGTAATTCTGTCTGTATGTCTTGCCTTTTAAAGAATCTGATATTTTGGCTCTTGTTTCTTCAGACAGTGTTTTCCCTCTCCTATTCCTATTTCCTGTCATATGCTGTCTTGTATGCTCAGAATGATTAATTAATTGCAAATTTTCAATTCTATCATCATTTATAATGCCATTTATGTGATGAACAGACTCTCCTTTTACAAGCTCTCTGCCCAGATGCTGCTCCATAACTGCCCTATACCTAAATTTGCACTTCCCGTTGACCTGTATGTAGACTCTTTTTAAGGTCTGCATATCATAGCTCCTTTGGCTGTGTTCTCTCTTTGGTTTATAATTTCACAAAGCAATTTGGTATCATCCCATACATTGTTAGCAACTTTGAATGTCCATGAACCATATCTCCCCAGTAAGAGGATGTTGTATTGGTTTGTGAGATGGTAATACAGGTTTTTCCGATCTTCCCTTGGGAGGGGGTCAAATCTGCCTGGGCTGATCTTGATTGGCTCCCCAACAGGGAAGATGCCAAAACTATCATTAAGCATAACCCTGTCATTCCCTGTGTATTCCTTCAAAGATTCCACATATACTGTGTCATCTATCAGGGTTGCTCTTGTTATGTTATCATAACAGGAAGTGTTGTAAATCATCTGATACAGGCCAGAGGAATACCCCAAAGATAATGTATGGACATTGAACTTATGAGCAGTAAAGGGCAGAGTTGTTTTAATGCCACAGAGTTTTAAGAATATGGGCAATGAAATTGTGTTGATGAGATATTTATATTTGTATCCGGCAACTTTTGTCTCAACAACTCTATCAAGTACATTGATGTGAATTGCCTCAGTACAGATGTTTACAGCCTGATTGCCCAAAGCCTTTAAAAGATGCCCCTTTGTTACTGGGTAAATCTCAGACCCTTGCTGGTGATTGAAATTGCAGATATTGCTGGGTTGTAACTTGCCATAGACCTTGTAAGCATAGTCATTGACATCTTTAGGGGTGATATTGGAACGCATAGCCCCATCCCAAACCCCAAGGAAAAAGTTGTGCTTTACCCAAGGCAGGTTAAGCTCCTCTATTGGCCTGTGCAAATGGAAAGAATGATCTACACAATCACCTTTATCGATGATTGCAATACTAGCATTAGGAAGCAAAGACATAGCTCTCTTAGCCATCATATTCCCAGACAGGCCACCTCCCAATATGATGATATCGTAATTGGCCATATGTAACCTCTCTTAGTTCTTTTGAGCCTTTTAGAGTCGGTGCTCAGGACTTGGATTATATGATATTCTGAGCCATCCACAGAATATTGTGCACCAGTAAACTAGCCCTTGGCTAGTCCAAATATTTACACTACAGCAGCCTTACCATCAGCAACAAGGCTACGCAGGTTGCCAATCACCTGTTTCTCTGTGATGTTCAGATCAGCAGCAATGTCAGCAGCAGTCGCAGATTCAAATTTGTCCAGAGAAGTCCAGACCTGAACACGGATGGACTCGCCACGATGACGTTTGTTCTCCAGAGCCTTGAAGGAACTCTTTGGGTTGATGTAGGCAAATTTACCTTCACCTTTTTTGGAGTAAGCGCGGTCTTTCTTCTCAGTTACTTCACCTGTTTCTTCATTCACTTTGTCTTTCTTAGCCATTTCAAGCTCCCTTTTGACCCTATCGGTCAGTTTAATAGTGGAATTAAGCCAGATGTCTGCCACTTCAGCAACTGGCTTATCCACAAAAGCATAATTTCTTTTAAAGTCAGCAGTAGGTATGTTTCTTATCTTCCTATTGCCTCTGACAGTGATGATACATGTTGTAGTTCTTGGGGTCATCCTTCTAACGATGACTGCATGTGAACTCTTATCGATATAGATCATTTTAACCCTCTTTGGCCTAAAAGTAAACAATTTTTATGTGAATTTATATTATATATCCATGTTTTGTGTGTGGTTGGATTACATGTAATGCTTGCTTTGCTCTTGTGGCTGCAACATACCAGACCCTGTGTTCAGCATCTGGGTTTGCTTCTTGGCTGTAGAATGTTCTTTGTGATATATCAGTAACAAGAGCCACATTATCAGCCTCTCCACCCTTGATTCCATGGATTGTGCTGATATGGATTCTTGGCTCTTTTGTGATTGGTTCACCTCTCCTCAGAAGAGATATGTAATACTCTCTCTCTAGGAAAGGGATGATGGTTAATGCCTCATGCCATACAAGATGCTTTGGCCAGTTGTCCTTATACTGGAGGGGCATAAAAGACTCTACAAACAAAGCCTCAGCAGTGGTTACTATGACCCCTTTTCTGGCCCCCTCCCAGATGCTAATGGCCTTGAGATGGTTCTTGTTTATTGACGAGCCACCTTTAAAAGAGTAGGCAACCCCTTGGTCTCTGCACAGTTTCGACAAATCCCCCAGCATGTAACTATTCCTAGCCAGTAAAAGCCATGTCCCAGAAGACAAATCAATTTCATCAATTCTGCCATGAAACTCAACAGACCCCTCTTCATCTCTGGGGTTGTATTGCTTGGGAAGTCTTGTGCCTATTCTGTCTGCTATTTCTCCTGCAATTTTATGGACTGCCCTAGGGATTCGATGAGATTGAGATAATATCTCTCTTTCTCCTTCCATTTGTAGGAAGTATTTAACATCAGCGCCGCTCCAGGTGTAGATAGCCTGATCATCATCCCCTGCAATGTAAATGCGTTCAGCATTGCGGAAGAGGCTCGCCGCCAGCATCCACTGAGCGGTCGATAAATCCTGAGCTTCATCAATAATTGCAACCTTAACAGGGATGTATTCATTTCCTACCTCCAGCATATCAGAAAAGTCAACTAGACCATTATCCATTTTATATTCATCAACAGTCTTAACGTACCGCTTAAATTCCCACCAGTCAAGCTCCTGAGCACCCTCTAGCATGGCCCAAGCAGTTTCAGGGGATACCTTCCTAGCCCTTGAAAATCCGTGGATATAATTAAAGTAGTCTCCAGAGGTCTTAGTGACTGTATTCCCCTCAAGGATATCGCTGAGATTGACGTTGTTAAATGATATCCCCAGCAGCCTACCAATTTCCCTGTAGTGCTGAGAGGACATTACATTATCATGCTTTATCCCCTTAGCAGCAAAGGCCATTGAGTGGAGAGTCCTGACCCAAGGGAAGTCTTTTTGGGCAAGCCTGAACTCATGAATCACCCTCTGCATTGCCTCTTGGGTTGCTTTCTTAGTAAAGGAGACAAAGGCTATTTCTTCAGGCTCAACACCATTCTCCATTTCCCTTTCCATAATGTCGATACAGCGTTTGGTCTTGCCTGTGCCTGGAGGGCCAATTATGATTTTGACGTTGGACACATTAGAACTCCTCAGGCACAGGTTTGGGGGCATCAAAGTCAGCATTTTGCCGCTTGAACTCAGGGATAGACCAACACCCTACACACTTGCCCTTGATCATGAATTTGTGATGATCTGCCCCTCTCCTTCTGAGGATGGCATATATCTCACGTTCTTTGAAGTCCTTGAATCTGTTTGTGTCCAAGTATCTTGTGAACTCTGTGCTCCTGAAAAAGATGCGGCCATTGTCTGTATAGGGCTTGCCCAGTATCAGTTCCTCTTGGGTTCTTGCCTGTACACGACCACAGCAATAATTCTCCAAGTGTATCCATAGCTGGCCTTCAGGGCCAGCATCACCAGCAAGCTCAAAGGTATCTGCTGATTCAAGCAGTTCATTCATCTTGGCAGCCCAACGGTTTTCATCAATAGGCAGATTCATCCTTTTGAATATCTTGAGGAAATGCCTGTTGAAACGGGCTTGGCTTGTGACCATATCTATGTTAACATCAAACTCAGTCCCGTTTACATTAAACACCCAGTAAGGCTCATCAGCACTACCCATATCAGGCTCAAAGCACTTAACAGGCTTAATCACATCATCAAGGATACAAGGGCGAGTGACCTTCTGTGTTGTTGCACTTTTGTATGAGCCTGATTCTGATGCTAGGCCATATTTCCTTGTGAAGCAAAGTGCCTTGTTACAGTAGCCACATATTGGGGACTCTTGACACCTGTAAATGTATTTCTTTTTATCAAGACTCTTAACAATGGCTTGAACCTCTGCTGGGGAACCTGGGCCCATGAAGCGTTTGTTGTAGTCATAAATCTTTGGAATCCAGTCCTCTGGGAACTTCATGCGAGCATACACCCCCATATCAAAGAGGGCATTGTTCATAGAGCCAGAAGGAAAACCTTGGGCGCACAATATCTCCAAGCAAGGAGGGGCATCACTGAACTCAGCCTCAGGCACAGCAATGTCAGGCAGGTCAGCCTCAAGTATACTCATTGATTCAGCATAACTGAGGAACTCAGTTGCAGAAAACTTCCTCCCCTCAGCAATGCAGAAACGGTCTGTTTCCTTCTCATTGAAGTAAGGCATGTTAATCCAGTTGCCTGTGTCCTCTTTGCTGGAGAGCGCATCCTGCTTTGGGAATATCTCTGCTGTGGGATGTCCCAGAGCAATAGCAATTTCCTTCAACTTGGTACGAACAAGAGGAGCAGGGATGGGCACAGCACAGAACATGTAGATGTGTGCTCCTCCTGACTTACTGCGACAGACTACAAGAGGCCACTCATGACGTTCAATATTCTCCACAAGAGAGATAATATCAAAGTCATCATAGCTATCAATATCAATAGCCCCGAATTTGCAGCAGTTGTCATCCCTGATAGGCACAATGCCTATGCCCTTCTTGCCCTTGAGGTGCCTTTCCCAGTTAAGAGGCTTTATCTCTGCTTGAACTGTATTGGCCTTGCCTTTGGCCTTTGTCCCTGCTGCTACCTTTGGAGCGTCATATTCACCATAGGCTCGACTGAGCCCATCAAATAAATTCATAAATCTTTCAATCATTTTATACCCCCAAAGAAGAATGGAGGGCTGTCGTCACAGCCCTCCTGAAGAATGGATGAATCTTTGCTACATAGTTTCATCATCCATGGGGGCAGTAGTTACAGCACCAGCCAGAACCATCTCATTGAATGCCTTTGCTTGCTGGTATATTTCAGGACTTGTGATTTGGCTGTGATGTTCGATCTTCCAACCAATCCAAGTATTGCCATCCTTCGGTGGGTCAGCAACTCCCTTGAGGGTATAAATCTGGCTGAACATCGGGGCTTTCATGCCCTGAATCTTGATGCCGTCCATTAACGACATCCACTTCTTGGACTTCTTGATCTGGGTAGAAGCCATGGAGATCAAGGCAGGAGTAGCAGTGCCGTCACCTTTAAGAATAAGGACATAGTGCTGGCGGGTATCAGTAATAGCATTACCATCCATATCTGCCTCATACTGGTTGCCTTTGTCATTAACCAGTATCTGCTTTTGTGCCTTTGAGTACTCGTCAAGGCTCATACGACCACGCAGACCACCACGGTTGGGAGCCCACAGGAGATAGAAATGCTCATAAGCACAAGGCACAACCTGAATGCCAGCATCTCCATCAAGCAATTCTTCTGTGACTGTATTAAATATCTGACCTTCTTCTGCCCCTTTGATGAAACCTTCCTCTGACTTTCTGACCTGTGGGGACATAGCCTGAAGCAGACGGATAAAAGGGATAGCAAAACTTCCAGAGTCAGCACCCTCAAAACCTTTCCCTGCATCAGCCATAAAATCAATTACTGCTGGAACTCCTGCTGTCTCTATGACTGCAACTTCATTCTTTTCTTTGGCCATCTGAACTTCTCCTTTTGTGTTTGTAGAGTTTTACACCTCTCTGAGTGGCCCCTTGGGGCTATTATTTATTCTGACCGTGACCATGACCCTGACCGTGACCATGACCCTGACCGTGACCGTGACCCTGACCCTGACCATGACCATGACCCTGACTCTGACCCTGACCCTGACCATGACCATGACCCTGACCCTGACCATGACCATGACAATGACCATGACCCTGACTCTGACCCTGACCCTGACCGGCCAAGTCCAGTTCTTAGAGCAGATATATTCATCATTTCTTGCTCCTCTGCAGCTTTGTTATTTCTACTGCATCAATTACACACCCCCTATTCAATATAACTCTTCCAGCAGGGAATGGCTCAACCTCATTAAATTCTGCCTTGGCAATGGCATCAGAAAATCTCCCTGTGTCAGCAATCCAAGCTGCCTCTTCAAGCACAAGCTCCTTATCAGTAACAGCAACAAGAATCCCTGTGTCAATCATAGTCACAGTACGGATAAGATAAATTTTCCCAATAACCCAAGGGGCAGCAACATTGTCTTGACAGATAATTGGGGCAAGTGCAGGGGCAGCTTTAATGCTATCTTCTCTCACATATTTCACTTCATCAATCATCATAGTTTCTGGTTTCATTTTCTCTCTCCTTTATTTGGCTTTGATAATTGCCTTTCTTACTGGGGCAATGCTGAAAAACTCTTCTGGGAACTGGAGGCCTCTGCTTAATTGCTCCTTGATTGTGGCCTTGAGGGTTTGGGGGTGTACTGAAAGGGTCTCCCCAGCATCATACCCGTTGGCCTTACAGAACTCAATAACCTTCTTGGCCTCTTCTGACTCCCCTCTGCCAAAGTTGATATTAATCTTATCCTTGACAATATCCCCAAGACCATTGCTATCCAACCAACTGACAGCAGACTCTGTATAGTCCTTACGGATGGAGGCGAAGATGTCATCCTTAATGGTGATCTTGGAGCCATTGGTCAGTTTGAACTCACTCATCCCTGCAGACACCATTGCTTCTGGGAGGAGGTATTCTTGAATCTGTCTCAGGGCATCAGTCGCATGACCCAAGTCTACTGTGAGTTGGTTAATCTTTGCCTCCCACTCAAGTTGCTGGGAGGCTAAAGTGGAGATAGTTTGCAAATTGGCATCTGATATTTTAACATCAACCTTCTTTGCATCCTCAGACATCATTTGTGCTAGATCAAGATTCATCAGTTTCATCCTCCACTATCTTGAATATTTCTTCAATTACTGTATGAACACCATAAGCCTCTTTTGCAATATACATCTTGCCTTCTGGTGTTGTTATAAGAAATCCATTCTCCACCTTTTCTACAGTCACTCTCATTGGAACTCTCCTTTTCTTCTGTGATGGTGCAGGTCTACCCGCACTTCAATATATCTCTTTGATTCCCGATCCCATTTGAGTAACTTACAACAGCCTCTGTTTAGCTCCCCAACAAGCATAGCAGCAATAAAGATAGCAGAGGGGTCACCAACAGAGACAATATAATCATTATCCCCATAATTTCTCAACTTCTCCCTAAGCATGTCTATCGTTGGCCCTGGGGAGAGGGAAACTTTTCCAGGGGGTAGGCAGATCACAGGTTCACCATATTCTAGGACTTTGCGAAAGTCCATCAATGGTTCCATGCCATTGGCACCTCTTTTCAGAGGCTCTTGGATGATAAATACTTTGGGCATTTTGTGGCTCCTGATTGATTTAATTACTCAAGTTCTAAAAGTAATTAGAGTATATTCTTGGTAAAAATTAAAGTAAAGATATTTTTTAAGGCCAGAATGTGTATCCTTCAGGGTCAACCCCAAGGAAATGGCAATGGGCATAGCAAGAAGTAGACCCCCCATGACTAGTGTGGCCAAGAAGATAATCTTGCACTAATACCCAATTTTGGGTTCTTTCTCTTTTTCTATTGGGTATTTCTCTTTCAACACTTTTCATTATCCCAAGCTGGAATCTTGGAGACAAAGTTTCTTCTACACTAAGTGCACTTATTCTTTTCATCACCCCTCCTTTAAATCCAGCTATCTATGGATTCATCCCCAGTAATAAGGTCAGCCACATTGTGTTTATCCCTGAGAACCTTCACAATCTTCTCATCAAGGGTATTGGAGGCAATCATGTCTATGTAGGTGACATTGGACTTTTGACCGATGCGGTGGCAGCGATCTTCGCTTTGCAATCTATCCTCCAATGAAAAATTATTTGAATAATACACAACAGTAGTTGCTGCATGGAGAGTGAGTCCTTTCCCTCCAGCTTGAACGTGGCCCACAAAATATTCAGGCAACACGCCATTTTGGAAAGCATCAATTGCCTGACTCCTATCCTCATTGCTCACACCACCATGGTATTCACAGCAGGTGCCTTTTCCAAATTTAGATTCAATTGCTTGTACTATCTGGGCAATCTCCGCTCTGAACCTTGCCCATATAATAACTTTTCCATTGGTCTCCTCCAATAACTCTATGAGTGACTCCACTCTTGGATTGACTTTGTCTATTGCCTCTGGGGGTAACTTCACAGCATCAGCATTCACAGGAGACAAGTTCCCATCTTCATCCATAACAAAGTCCACAGCAATATCAGGGACAAAGTGCCCTCCTACTATTTGCTGGAGTCTAAGGAGTTTTGTCAACGCTAATGGTGCACTCATCACCTTCCCATTGAATTCTGCAACAATGTCCTTCTTCAATGAGTTGTACAAACTTCTCTGGGTTGGTGAGAGTTCCACATATCGTTTTATGTAAAGTTTTTCCGGCAGATCTAGACAATCTGCCTTTGTAACCCGATAACTGTGGGGGGCAATCAGGCCCTGTAGCTCGTCCAGATTGCAATACCCTGTAACTGTCTGGAAACTCCTGCCGTTTGTGCGCATTTCTTTCAAAATCGCGTATCGACTCCGAAAGGCAAAATAACTCTGTGTGCGCAGGATGTGAGCATCCAGGAACGAAAATTGTGTAAAAAGATCCAGTGGCCCCTGAGTCACCGGTGTCCCAGTTAGAATTCTGCGATATTTTGCATGTACTGAGAGCTTTAACAAGGTCTTGGTACGGATTGCCTTGGGGCTTTTGATCACACTGCTCTCGTCCACTACCAGCATCGTCCGAAAGGCCAGTAGAAAATTCTTTATAAATGTGCTTCCTTTCTGTGTTGCTAGAGCTTCCACATTTATGGTTATTATCCTCAAGCCACTCTCTGTATTCAGTACCGCGCATAGGTCTTTCTCCTCTTGTTTAGTTGGGCTGCTGGAGTACCAGGCAGACTTTACAAAATAATGTTCTGGGGCATGTATTGGTATTTCATTGAGAACCCAGTTTCTGTTTACCCCATTGGGGGCAATGACAAGCATTGCATCAATCTTCCCAGAGCCATAGAGCCAACAGGCTGTGTCTATTGTTATTTTCGTTTTCCCAGTCCCTTGTTCAAGCAATAATGCAAAATACTCTTTGTCTCTTGACTGTAAGAATATTTTTTCTTGGTGCTTAAATGGTTTTGTTTTGTATAAATAGTCACATAACATCAGTCACTCCTTTCATATCTTTGTGCTTGCATATTGAACATGCCGCTTTGGAGATGAGGAAAAATCCCTCTCTTCTTGTTATTGTGTGTATGCCTCCCTTGCCTCCACAAAAGCGGCATGTTGGTACTGGGGGAGGGGCATAACCCTTTTTCTTCTCAGTTACTTGCATGGACTATAGCCACAGGCTGGACACACCCAGCAGCCACCACCATGTTGTACTTTGCTCCCACATTCAGGACATTGATCCATTGTAACCCTCCTTTAAACAATAGTATAATTCATCAAAATTTATTTTATAGCTCCACCTATTAGCACAACAAAGCCCCCAGTCATCATAAGTCCAGCCTTCACAGGCAGCAATGGCTTGAACAGTATCCAGTATAAAGAATGAATTGAATATTCTCACCAGCACCCAGACATTACCCCCCATCTTGCCCCTTGTGCTTATCCAGAGCTTTTGTTCTGGCCTTAATGGTAACTTGACCTTGGTCTCTGGCCTCTTTGGCCATTCTGGAATGTACTTTAGTTCCAGAAACCCATTGATATTGGGCATAGAAAAAGCCACGTCTGGTACGCCATTGCCGGATGAGGACTCTAAGCGAGTAGCAAGCCATCTTCCAGCCATCCCTGCTTTGATTGTGGCCCATAATCCTGCTTCATTCATTGCAATCTCCTTTTATAACCAGACGCTCCAGCAGACAAGCTGCTGAGCTTGATGTTATAAATATAATGCTGCTATTTTATTAAATTCTTCTGAGCCTCTTTCATATATCTTAACCCCAGACTTCATTATTGCCTCTTGTTCATGGTTTACTTCCCATTTTACAACTTTGGTGCTGTAAAAACCTTTGTGGGACTTGCTGCAAAAGACTCTCTTTCTCCATGCTTGTGATGATTCCTTCTCTCCCCTTACCAGCTTCTCATTACAGTAAGGGCAGAATCTATCAGGTAGCTCCTCCAGATCATCCTCAGAACACTTGTGCCATCTGTAGTTTGCTGCACAACTCCCAGCATGACAACTTATGGCCTTGTACTGTGAGGGGCACATCCTTCCTTTTGGTATTGGCTCCTTGCACCATAGGCAATTTTTCATATAGCCATAAACCTGTAGGCATCTTCTGTATCAACAGCCTTCATCTGATCTGTGCCTTTGAATAAGTCTGCATAGTCCTGTCTCTTTTGGCACTTTAGAGAGCAGTTGCCTTTACCCTTCTTTTTTCTTTCACAGGTAGCACAAGGGGATTCTGTTTTTGCAAGGATAATGTGGGTCACATCGGCACCTCCTGGAGTTCTTTCAGCACCCGATTGGCATAATTACTGGAGGAATCGCCGCCATATATTGAGAGTGCAGTTCTAATTGGTTTTGACTCTGTGAGTTCTTCCATTATTCTCTCAGCTTGGAGGGCTTGGCCTACTGGGTCAAGAGGCACTTTCCCCCAATACTTTGGGTTGGCTTGCCAAGCCCCTGCGTGCCGCTTTTTGTAACCTCCATTGCGCACTGTATAGGGGGTGTTCTTTTCCCCAGCAACAGCAACAGCAGCAAGCAATCTTGGTTTCTTTGTAGCCAGCACCGCATTAGCCATCTTTATTGGATGTTTATTCCCTGCCTTTGTGAAATAGTCAATAAAGCTATGTTTCCTTGCTGTGGAGCTGTGACATTCTGTGCAGTTAGGGCTGTGGGCTGTGGGCTGTGGGGCTTTGATACAGGATTTCATTACTGTGATTAATATCACCCCAAAGACCAAACCTATACACCAGCCTATTATTGTATATGAGGCAGGATGGCTATTCTTTTTTCTAGCTGCCCATTGCCTTAAATACTCCATCTGTTCTTCATCATCTTCCTGTTGCCTGGGTGGTCTGTTTCCCAATCTCTGCATCAGATCATATCTGTTTAAAAAATCACTCATTGTCACCTCCATCAGCAAAGAATTTAACCCCAGCAGAGGCCAGGTCTTCTCTTAGTTTCTTCATTTCTGGGGTATCAAGGATAAAATCACTCAATTTTTGAAGCTCTGGGGTTAGGGGCAAATCGCCAAGAACATCATCTACACTCTTTGTCATAAGTGCATATTCATTCCAAAGTCGTTGCAATAAGTCTTTCATCACACTTCTCCTTTTTCTTCTCTTTAGTTCTAGTAAAATCTTAGGAGAACTATACTTTATTTTTATTTGGAAGGGAACTATTTTTATTGCTTATTACTATACAAGTCAGAATACGAAAATACGCTATATATAGGAGTGAAAAATAAAATTTTCAAAAATTTTCTTGTTAAAGTGTGTATTTAACGTATTTTTTACAGTTTTCTCTAGTAATTACGATAGTTTACTGGAAATTAAACTAGAAAAAGTGTGTATTTTGTATTCATATTCTATTGAACTTCTCTGTTCAGACGGGAATTTGGAATAATAAAGTTTTCAAAAAATTTTATTTTTCACTCCTATATAGGGGATTTTCGTATTATGAATAAAACTCCCCCCAGCAATAAGTCCCACCCTGAAATCAACATGAGAGAGTGGTTACAATAAAAAGGGGCAGGAGGTAGTATCTCCTATATAGAGAAAACCACCCCTACCCCTATGAGATTTATGAGAATTGGCTATTTATTACTCTCTTTATAGTTTACTTCCTCTTTGTTCTAAATTATATTATTGGAAAAGGAGGGGATCAATATGCAAGACCTTATAGATCAGAGAGCATTTTTACTAGAACAGATATCCTATATGACAGATGCCCTAGACCAGTACAAAAAAGATTTAGCAGAACTTAATGAGCAAATTGTTACTTTGTGCCAAACTGACGCTTCATAAAAGCATTGGCCTCAGCATCTATTGATTTACTTGCACCCTTCACATGCGCATAGGACATTGACTCAAGCCCCTTCTCTCTGGTGGTCTTATCCAGTTTACGGTAAGCCTCTGGATCATTTTCTTTGAGCCATTCAAGAGATTGCTTGCGGTCAAGGAATTTGCCATCAGGAGTAACAAAGCCAACTATCTTCTCAGTCCCAGAAGTATCAATGCCCTTGACAACTTCCTTCACATCATAGTGGGTCGTGCCAAAT